TTGAAGAAGCATCTAAAGAAGGTACAATTCGTATCATTGATTTGGGGAATCGCAATCAAGACAAAATTCGTAAGGATTTGGGTGTTGATAAACTTCCAAACAAAGGTTTCCAAGTACAGGTTATGACTAAGGGTAAGTTTGTAAACGTAAGCACACCTTACAAGACTATGAAGGATGCAGAGAAGGTTCGAAAATCTGGCCAACATTCACTAGGTCTGGATGAGAAGTATGACTTGTATCACAAGACATTCTCTGGTGCTATGCAACATTCTTATGAATACTCAAAGAAGAAATTTGGAATCGAAATCGACCCAAATGAAATTGATGACAAGGTTGCAACAGGCCCAGCAAAACCAAAGACAGGTAAAACAAACTCCTACCGATTAAAAGGCAAGGATGGTAAGAAGGGTATCCAAGTACAAGTATACAACACGGGCAAGTCCTTTGAGTTGAACATGTACAAAGAAGAAGTTGAATTTGATGATTCTGTTCAAATTGCAAAACTCAAAGAATCAGTAAAGGTTCTAGGAAAGATTAACCCAACAGGCCCTGCATACCAAGAGGCACAAACATTTATTGAATCTCTTCAAGTGGCAGTTGAAAATCTCTTTAATGAAGGAACATGGTTGCCAGACGCTGAACTTAATGAAATGAAGATGAATGACCCCAAGTTACTAAAAGTATTTGACAATCTGAAGAAGGGTTCTACAGTTAAAATCAAATCAGATTCTACCATTGCAAAGGGTGAGGATTATATTGAGTATATTGTAAAATCTAAGAATGTAGTGAACAAGGGTAAAGTAGAAAAGATTACCTTGGCTACAAAAGAAAAACCTAATTCTGTCAAAAAGTTCTTGTATAAGAGGGACGATAAGGTTACAATGGCTATGGGTAATATGGCTGTGTCTGTTGTGGATATCAAAGAAGAAGGTTTAAAGGAAGGCCCAGAAGTTTATACTGTTAAGAAGGGTAAGTTCGCTCGCAAGGTGGATGGAAAGACTGCTGACAAGATGAAGAAGGATGGCTGGAAATTAATAAGTGCTGGTGATGAGAAGACTTCATCCTCTGCTAAAACTCGTATTGCACAATTGCAATTACAAATTGCGAAGTCGCAAGAAACAATTAATAAACTAAAGGAGACATAATATGTCCAAGTATTTTAATACTAAAGAAGGTAGTCTAGAACAGGCTGTGCTTGAGGCAGTTTCTCCTGCTCAACAAGCTGCAATCGCTATCTCTAAAAAAGAAAAGGGTGAGAAACCCAAAGACGAAAAAGATGAGAACAACTATATTCATGCTGCTAAGATGGCGAAAGAAAAGGGTGACAAAACCTTTACTATCGGTGGTAAGGACTATGATGTTGAAGAAGCTCTTAAAACTGAAACAAATAAGAACGACAAGTCTGATGACGGCGAAGGTTTGGACGCAGTTCAACCTAAAGCAGTAAAGAAGAAGTTTGCTGACCGTAAAGACAAAGACATCGACAACGATGGTGATACTGATTCATCTGATAAGTTCTTGCATAAGAAACGCAAAGCAATCTCTAAGTCTATGAAAGAAGATGTATCAAACATTGCAGATGTAATAACCGCTATGTGGGGTGAAGCTGCTGACAAGATGGACGATAAGAAGAAACAACTTGTGTGTGAAGATTGTGGTAAAGTCCATGAAGGCAAATGTGCTGAAGAAAAGGATGGAACAACTATGACAGGCAAACCTATGTCTAAAGTAGAAGTTTCAGTAAAAGAAAAGGACTAACAATGAAAAGTCTTGTGGAACTCACCAAGATAACTGAAGAAGAGTTGCCAGACATCTACTGCGATATGGATATGGTTATCGTAGACTTATTGGGTGGGTATAAAAAACTCACTGGAAAACAATTTGACAAAGTAGAAAAAGAACAGAGATGGGAAGATATACGAGGTAAGAAAGATTTTTGGCACACCTTACCTTGGATGACCGGCTCTGAAAAGATGTGGAAGTTTATTAATAAATATAAAGCAAACATATTATCTGCATATTCCAGTAATGATGGAAACAGTAGGCCTGGCAAGAAGGCGTGGTTAGCGAAGAATGCTAAACCTACTGGTAAAATTCATTTAGTGAAACGTGCAGATAAGGAAAGATATGCCACTATTGGTGGGAAACCCAACATCTTGATTGATGATTATATCAAAAATATCAAGGAGTGGGAGAACGCTGGAGGTATTGGGATTCATCATACATCCCCCAACAACACCCTTTCTCAATTGAAGAGAATTGGATTTAGATAAATAGAAGAGTAAAATCTTTAATTAAGGAGAACGATTATGGCCCTATGGGGAACAACAGATGCAGATGAAGCTAAACCTAAGTGGCTTACTGCTGAACAAAAAAGAAGCGTCTTTGCCACTGCTGGTGGTTGGACGGTATTAAACGGAAAAGGACTTGAGGAAGTTATTTGTGCAATCGGTGGATTAAGTGGTGCGTTAAACGCTGCTGACGTTACTGAAGTACGATTCGTCCAATCAGGTTATATCAATGGATCAAGAACTATCTCAGTAGATGTAATATGGAACGAGAAAGTTGTTGTTGCAGGCACACCAAGATTGATAGTTGACAATGGCAACCAATCTACTGATGGTGATGGTGATTATACACTAGACTACGCAAGTGGTACAGGAACAAACAAGTTACGCTTTACTAAGGCTGCACAGACTGTTTCTACAGGTGATATATTAAGTATCGGTGGTGGTTCACCATCTACCGCTTCAATTGCATTGAATAGTGGTTCTATTACTGCTGCTGATGTTGACAAGTTAGGTTCAATCACTGTTGCAACTGCAACCGCTGGTTCTACAACTTTCCCAACTGCTTCAGTAGATACTAATGTTCCATTTACAACTGTCGGTACAGTTAACACACTAGTTGCGAAAGTATTCTCAGTTGATGTTGCTGCTGGTGGTAACGGTGGTGCAAACTACGCTGCTGCTGATGAAATCACAGTTGCTGCTGGATTCGGTACTGGTACTGCTGCTGTATTTACAGTTGCAAGTGTTGCTAGTGGTGTAATTACTGGACTAACAGTTAAAGCTGCTGCTCCAGGCGTATACAGTGCTATTGCTAGTGGTGTTACAGGTATTGCTCAAGCTTCTACTACAGGTAGTGGTTCTGGTGCAACATTTGACTTGACACTTGCTGTCGCTACACTTGCAGTTAATGCTGCTGGTGCTGGTTATGAAGCTTCCCCAGATATCTTATTGGCTGGTACAGGACTTGCACAACAAGCAACTGCAACCCTAGTGGGTTCTGCTGCTACGTTGGCGACAACTGGAGTTGCGAAAATCACTAAGACTGTGACTGCTTCGTAGACGTATAAATAAGTATATAAGGATATGATTATGAAAAAGAATGATAAGACACTAAGTGTCAGTGACATTGAAGAAACAAAAAAAGTTCTAACAGACGATCTTGATAAAGTTCAAGGTCGTCTAGACGAATTAGAAAAAATGAAGGTGCAGGCGATTTCACAGGGTAATGCTTTACAAGGCGCAATCCAGCAGTGTGATGTCTTTCTAAACCGATTAAGTGAGTCGAGTCCCGACAGTAGCATTCCCTCGCAAGACAATAGTGCCGCAATTAATGAGGCATTGAGTTGAGGGTTTTAACAATTAAAAAGGAGAAAGAAAATGGCAGATAAGAAAATCACTGCTCTAGCTGATCTTGGAGCCGGCCTTGCCGCAGAAGATCTATTACACGTTATTGATGACCCAAGTGGCAACCCTGTAAACAAGAAGTTAACAGTTGCAAACTTCTTTAATAACATCCCGACATACATTGCATTAGACGATACAGTGCATTTGTGTGACACAACATCTGAGGCAATTTCAGTTGCATCGTCAATCACGCATATCAACACCACTGCTGGTGCTCATGCTGGTGCAATGGCTAACGGAACTAACGGACAGATTAAAATCATCACTATGATTACTGATGGTGGAAATTCTGTTGTTACTCCTGCTGCACTTGCTGGATACACAAACATAACCTTCAATGACGTTGGTGACTCTGCTACTTTGGTATTTACCAATAGTATGTGGGTTCTACTTTCTCATGTTGGTTGCACATTAGCATAAGGAGAGAATCATGGCTGAACGTATGGGCGCAAATGGATTACCTATTGTCAAAAAAGTGAAAACATGGGAAGACTTGCAAAACGAATCCACTGGAACACTACAAGAGATTTTAGAAGTAAATCCAAACTCTTCACCAGTTGAAGAAGTCGAAGACGAAGTAGTTGAAGAAGTAGATACTACTCCTTCTTGGAAAAGGAAATCCAAATGAAGAACTTTAGCAAATTCATAAAAGAAGGCAGAGGTCTTTCTGACCGAATGGATTTCGGTAATGACGTTGCTAACCCCAAGAACATTGAACGAATCAATGCATTTTTAGGTGCTATGGGACAGATGACTTATCTTGTCCCAGAACACGCTATTAATAAAGTTAAAGAGAGTCTAGAACAATTAGGACTTTCTTTTGGCGATGTTGATCTTGTTGAAGGGGGTAGTAAAGTATCCATGCCACTGACACAGTTTGGTGGACGAATTGGTAAGGATGAAAATGGCGATGACATTAATGATGATGGCATTTCACATAAAGTAGAAGGTGGACTTTCTTTAGAGATTGAACACGTTGTAATGAATGGAACTCATTTTTTGAAAACCAAAATCGTATAATCGGTTTAACATATTATGTTTGAAAAAATTACTAATGATAATGTTAGAATGTTTGCAATGCGACATTATGACAATCCACAGTGTGAAGGCGAACCCGAATTCGATGATGACATGAAGAGGTTTAAGTATCTTAAGCGTTTGTTTAGAAAGTACCATGAAAGTGGTGAACTAAAGGAACGCTTGATACTAAACCATCTGATTGTGATTACTAATGTATTCGGAGTAAACGCTGGTTCTACTTTATTGATATTCAAGGTTGAACCTGTCTACTGGCCAACTCTAAAAACCTTTATGGTATTTTTAGGATTGTTGACAGAAGCAGAGTTGGCAGATATACATGAAGATAACCGAATACGAGAAGTTCTAGGAAAACTATAATGGGAAGAGCTATAGACTTATTTGTTACCTACCGTTTCATTCGACTGTTAACACAACCATTCTCAAAGACAGATGCTTACAAGTTAGGTATCATTGATGAGGACGGTAATAGAACAGACAAGAAACTGTACAAAGCAACAGAGCAGGCAGCGTATACTGTACTGCACAAGCTTGTCTTTAATATCAAGAAAATCTTTCAAAAGGTGCCAGGATTACGTTCTAAGGTAGGAACGTATGCTGCAGCACTATTTCTATTGAAAGATACATTTAAAGAACACGTTGAAGACCCACAAGTATTCGAAAAGGAATTTTTGAAGTACTTGCGTGAAAACAATATTGAACTTGACAATACTATAATAGAAGAAGTAACCCTTGACAATGGAAAGTTGTCTAAAGGGATTTATACATTAACACAGGATGTTATTGTAACAAGTGAAGATGAGGATGACTTTGACGCTCTGCAAGGAGATGAAGTTGAAGTATTTGAAGACACACCGCCAGCCGACACTATCCTAGGCGTAGATGTGTTCCCTGTCATTCATAACAAAACAAAGCAGAAGATTTTTGTATCTTCTGAGGATATAAAGGAACTAGACATAGGAGATTTATAATATGTCACTTAACTTTGATAACATGATGAAAAAGTTTTATGACGATCCGAAGTTGGGGTTGATGCCAGAGGACGCACCTACTAACAATGCAAGTAGTGGTGCAGTTTCTATGCCCCCCGATGTAAGATATCAAAAAGATAAAAAGAAGAAAGAAAAGAAACCATATGACGCAAGAACTAAACCCGCTAGGGCGTTCTACAAGCGCATGACTGACCTCAAGGCTAGAAGAGAAATGAGAAAACAATCGAAACTTGCCGCAAAGGTATTGGAAAACACACTCAACAGAGAAAATGAATATCTTCTCGCAGAGGACAACATTGATGTTTTAAAGAGCATCGTAAAGAACAAGCAAAACAAATCCATCAAGTTCAAAGATGGTGCCATGAAAGTGGACTTGTATACTGCATCTGCTGTAACACAAGTTTTTGATTTAGTAAACAAATCTAATAAAGATAAACTGTCTAAACTTATCAATGGTAAGAAAGCAGAGTTCTTAAAGGTTGCTAATTTTGCAATGTCTAAGGTAAAGTAATATGATAAGATTCAATCAATACATTACAGAACAAGAAATCACCAAGTCAGACTTGGATGGTATTGAGAAGTATGCAGACAGACTATATAAGAGTCTAGGTATTGATGTAGAATTCACCAGACACTTTTTAGATAGGGTTAATGATGCACGAAACAAGAAACAGATTACTGTGGCGGAGCTTATTAGGTTGTTCAAACAATCTCATAAAAAGTATGGCAAGAAGATTGCGAAACTTGGGCCTGACGCTGAAGCAGTAATTAACGATATGCAAACGGATGTTAACATGCCGTTTGTTTTAAAGTGGGATGGTAAGGAACTGGACTTGATTGCAAAGACTGTGATGAGGAAGAAGGATTTTAAAACCCCAGATACAAAACTATCTTTTTAAAAAAGGAGAACTAGAATGAAGACATGGATTAAAAGTAGATTGAAGGAACGCACATCATGGGATGGGGGCGTATGTATTGCCCTTGGACTAATGATTCTATTCGTTGCCCCACTTGCAAAGATTGCTGCTGGTATTGCAATAGCATATGGTGCATGGTCAATATGGAAGTCTGAGTAATGTTCCGACTATATGCAATTCTTATTGTAGTTGGTTTATTGGGTGGTGCAGTATATGGTGCTAAGTACTATTACGACACCACCCAAAATACAATTGCTGCTTTGCGTGAGAACAACGCAAAACTAGAAGTTGCTAATGAAACAAACCAAGCGACTATTAAACAGATGGGACAGGACACTGCTAGATTGAATGATTTAACTAATCAACTTGCTTTGGACTTACAAACGTCAGAGAAATATGGGGATGAACTTAGATCAACCCTTAACAAACATAATCTGACACATCTGGCTAATAAGAAGCCAGGGCTAATTGAAAAGAGGATGCAAAATGCGACAGACAAACTATGGGATGACCTTGAGTCTATCACTGGTGTTGATAGTAACGCTACTACTGAGTAGTGGTTGTTCATCAATATTACCAGAACCCAAAATTATAATTCAAACGGAAATTGTTGAAAGACAAATTCCTACTGTACCTCTTCCTAAACAAGTTCAGTTAAATGATATAACTATCTATGTTGTATCACCCGAACAAAACTTTGAAGAGTTCAAAGCAGAGTTCGAAGCGAAGAACGGAGCAGATTCATACATTGCTATATCTGTGAAGGACTACGAAAACTTATCATTAAACATTGCTGAGTTAAGACGTTACATTGAACAACAAACACAAATAATACTTTACTACGAAAGTGCGGTATCAAATACAGGAGAAGGCGAAGATGATACATCTGATGGCCCAAATGGCAGCTAATGCATACTTAGACGGAAAAGAAGCAAAAGCAATTTTTAGAGGTATGGGATATACTCATAAGTTTTTTGATGTAGATGGCGCACAATGTCACGCAGTATGGAACAAGACTGAATACATCTTATGTTTCAGAGGAACAGAACCAGATGAACTATCTGATATCCTTGCAGACTTAAACGCATGGCCTCGTGGTGCAATGACACATGGTTTGGTACACTCTGGTTTTGTAAAAGAGTGTAATAAGTTATGGGAACAACTTGTAGTACATAGAAGTAAACACATCAAGAAAACTTTCTATATTACTGGACATTCATTAGGTGCTGCAATGGCAACTATTGCATGTTCAAGATTTGAAGAAAAGGAACCAGTGGAGATGTTGACTACCTTTGGTTCGCCTCGTGTTGGTACACGCAAGTTCGTTAAGAACATCACAACACCTCATACAAGAGTTGTAAACAATAATGACGTTGTGACAAAAGTACCACTATGGTTAATGGGATATAAACATCATGGGGTATTGACATACATCAATTTCTATGGTAATATAAGAACACTAACATTCTGGCAGATGATTAAGGATAAGTGTAGAGGGTGGAGAAGCAGTGCCCTAGATGGAATTACAGATCACGGTATGCACTATTACCTGTACAACTTAGAACACTCTGACAAGAAGGTAGTATAATGGAAATTTTCGATAACACTCTCTGGATTTATACCAGTATAATCGGTGCATTACTTGGCGCAGCATTCCTTGCATACTTTAAAGATACTAACATGGGTATCTGGTGTTATGGAAAATTAGACAGTTTTGTAGATTACTTGGTGCATAAATATGATTGGAAGTGGTTAAGACAACCAGAAGATGCGTGGAGAAAGAAGTACCCACATGTCACCAAAAAGATTGATGAATTAGAAACTCGTATAAAGAAGCTCGAAAATGGCAACAGTTAAAAGTTTAGATACCGAAGTAGAACTTCTCAAAAGGGAAGTTACTGAGATGAAACAAATACATCTTAGGTTAGATTCTGCAATCGAAAAGATTGCTGACGTATCACAGTCTCTCCATACTATCATGGCAGTCCATGAGGAAAAGTTAATGCGTCAGGAAGATCAGTTGGAACAACAGGAAAACGAATTTAAAAATACAGTACAAGAATTACATAGTCGTATTACGTCCAATGCAAAAGAGTCTCTTCAACATCAGACAGATATGGAGCGCCGTCTAGTAGATGCTATGACTCAACATAACACCAAGGCAGACGCTTACTTCGTTCAACTGAGAGATGAACTATCTACCAGAGTTGGAGTGCTTGAGAAATGGCGATATGTCATCATTGGTGGTTCTATTGTTATTGGATTTGCACTCACAGAAATACTTCCTGCCATGATGTAAAACCTCTTGACATCTTAGCCTCTTTCGTGTATCATAGGTACTATGAATTATATTGATACTAAGTATGTCTCCCTTATCGGCTCACGGTTAAGAAACTTCTCCAAGAAGAAAGATCACTTGTGGAACTTCTCTTGTCCGTATTGTGGCGATTCATCTAAGAAGAAAAACAAGGCACGAGGTTTTGTTTACAGAACAAAGAATGATTTGTTCTTTAAATGTCATAACTGTGCCATGGGTACAACTGTTGCTAAACTCATTGAGTATGTAGATTCAAATCTATACAAAGAGTATGTAATGGAACGGTACAAAGATGGTTCCAATGGTACTCCCTATAAGGGTGGGTACAAAACTCCCAAACCTAAGTTCGACTTCACAGCACCGAAGTTCAAACCTCGTTTGGGTAAACTAAAAACTTTTGCAGAATTAGAAAATAATCACCCTGCTGTGTCGATTTTAAGTGAAAGATCGCTGCCCAGAGATTCTTGGAATGATATATATTTCTGTCCTAAGTTTTTTGAGTTCACCAATACTCAAGTCCATAATAAGTTCCCTGTGTTGGACGGAGATCATCCTAGAATGATTATTCCGTTTCGCAAGGAGAACGGACAAATATTCGCCTATCAAGGTAGATCATTTGGTGATGAGAAACAGAAGTACATTACAATCATTCTGGATACAGAATATCCCAAAATCTTTGGGATGGATAGAGTAGACCCCAATCTTAACATCTATGTTACTGAAGGGCCTTTCGATAGTTTGTTTCTTGATAACGCTGTTGCAGTTGCACAGAGTGATTTGCGTGTGCCTCAGTTTAAAGATAAGGCAGTACTTGTACCAGATAATGAACCTAGAAACCCAGAGATTTGTAAACAAATTGAACGGTGTATTGAAGAAGGATACAAGGTATGTCTTTGGCCTAGTACAATAAAAGAAAAAGACATTAATGACATGATTCTCTCTGGCAAAACGTCAGCGGAGGTTTTAGGAATTATACATAGTAACTCCCATTCGGGGTTAAAAGCACAAACCGTTTTCAACAACTGGAAGCGTACATATTAGATAAATGGAGAACACAAATATGAAAAGTCTGGCAGAAGTTATTATTCCCTTCACCAAGACTGAGGGAGACATGGGTCTCGACCACCTCGGTATAAAAATCAACAGAAAAAGAGACAAAGAATTATCAGAACAAGCGTACAAACTTCTTAAAGACTATTATTGTAATGACAACGAAGACTCCCCCCAAATGGCATTTGCAAGAGCATCTGTCGCATACTGTGATGGGGACTTAGCACTTGCACAACGTATATACGATGCTGTGTCTAAGGGACATTTTATGTTTGCATCTCCAGTATTATCAAACGCACCAGCGCCTGGCAAGAAGGCGAGGGCATTACCCATCTCATGTTTCTTAACATATGTACCAGATTCACTTGAAGGACTAATCGACCACTCAGCAGAGTTGCGTTGGTTGTCTGTCAAGGGTGGTGGTGTTGGTGGACACTGGAGTGATGTTCGTGCCATCTCAGACAAAGCGCCCGGCCCAATGCCATTTTTACATACTGTAGACGCAGATATGACTGCATATCGACAGGGTAAAACTCGTAAAGGTTCTTACGCAGCGTATATGGATGTCTCACACCCCGACCTGATAGAGTTCCTTAACATGCGTATACCTACTGGTGACGTTAACCGTAAGAACCTAAATTTGCACCATGCAATTAATATCACAGACGATTTCATGCGGGCAGTAGAACGTAATGAGATGTGGGACTTAAAAGACCCACACGAAGATACAGTTCGTGAAACCATGCCTGCTAGGACGTTATGGCAACATATCTTAGAGACACGGTATCGTACAGGTGAACCATACCTAAACTTCATTGACACTGCTAATCGTGCATTACCACATACAATGAAAGCAAAGGGACTGAAGATACATGGTTCAAACCTATGTAACGAAATCCACTTGCCGACATCAGAAGACAGGACTGCTGTGTGTTGTCTTTCTTCTCTTAACTTGGAGAAGTTTGACGAATGGAAAGACGGAACACTTGTTGCTGACCTTATTCGATTCTTAGATAACGTATTGCAATTCTTTATTGACAATGCTGGTGATGAGATTAGTCGTGCAAGATATTCTGCAACTCAAGAACGTAGTCTTGGACTAGGTGCAATGGGTTGGCACTCACTTCTACACCAGAAGAGAATTGCATTCGATTCTCTACAAGCACGAGAACTAAATCAACATGTCTTTAAATTAATCAAAGAGGAAGCAGTTAAGGAATCTCTACGACTAGGTGCAGAGAAGGGTGAGGCTCCTGATATGCGTGGTACTGGTAGACGTAATGCACATCTACTGGCGATTGCCCCTAATGCAAACTCTAGTATTATTGTGTCAACATCCCCATCTATTGAACCAGCGAAAGCGAATGCATATACACATCGTACTCGTGCTGGTTCTCATTTGGTACAGAACAAGTACTTGGAAGAAGAACTAGAAAAGGTTGGACAGAATAAGGAATCTGTTTGGTCTGGTATCATTACTGGAGGCGGTTCAGTGCAACATCTAGACTTCCTGTCAGATAATATCAAAGAAGTGTTTAAGACTGCAATCGAACTTGACCAGTTAGTACTGGTTGAACAGGCTGCAGATAGACAAGAGTATCTATGTCAAGGACAATCGCTAAACTTATTCTTCTCTGCTAATGCAAATAAGAAAGAGTTGCATAGAAGTCACTTCGCTGCATGGAAGTTAGGAACTAAGGGTCTGTACTACCTAAGAACGGAAAGTTCACAAAAGGCAGAAAATGTATCGTTGAAAGTTGCTCGTGATGCATTACAAGATTTTGAAACACAAACAATGGAATCACAAAACGAATGTGTCGCTTGTGAAGGTTAAAGGATAAAAAATGAAAGTAGAAATTTATAGTAAGTCGCATTGCCCATTCTGTCAGAAGGCCAAACATTGGTTTGATTCTCATGGATATGATTACACAGAAACAGTATTAGACAATGAAGAGGAAAGACTATCTTTCTATCAACGTGTACCTAATGCTCGTTCTATGCCACAAATCTTTATTGATGATAAACTGATTGGTACATACGACCAGTTTATTGCCATTGCAGATACATTTGTAAAGAAGAAAGGTGGTGGGTTGTTGGAGTTCTCAGAAACTTACAAACCATTCCATTATCCTTGGGCAGTTGAAATCACAACAAGACACGAGAAGGTTCACTGGATTGAAGATGAACTTGACTTGTCTGAAGATGTTGCTGATTGGAAGTCTGGTAAGATTAATGCTATTGAGAAGGAATACGTTACGAACATCCTTAGACTGTTCACACAGTCAGATGTTGCAGTAGGACAGAACTACTACGACCAATTCATTCCTAAGTTTAAGAACAATGAAGTACGAAACATGCTTGGTTCGTTTGCAACTCGTGAAGGTATCCATCAACGTGCATATGCATTGCTTAATGAGACACTTGGATTGTCAGATGCAGAGTATCATGCTTTCCTTGAATACTCAGAGATGGCAGACAAGATTGAATTTATGATGGACAGTGATCCGAATACAGTTCGTGGACTTGGACTGTGCCTTGCAAAGTCAGTGTTCAATGAAGGTGTTGCTCTGTTCGCATCATTCGTGATGTTGTTAAACTTTCAACGTGCTGGTAAGATGAAAGGTATGGGTAAGGTTGTTGAGTGGAGTATTCGTGATGAATCTATCCATGTCGAAGGCAATGCTAAGTTATTCAAGGCATATTGTGCTGAACACCCTCGTATCGTAGATGACGAATTTAAGGGACATATATATGAGATGGCAAGGAACGCAGTTAAGTTAGAAGACAGGTTCATTGACTTGGCGTATAAACTTGGTGACATCGAAGGACTAGGTGAAAAAGAAGTGAAACAGTATGTGAGATACATTACTGATAGAAGACTTCTTCAACTTGGACTTAAAGGGAATTACAAAGTGAAAGAAAATCCATTACCTTGGTTGGAGTGGATTCTCAACGGCGCAGACCATACGAACTTCTTTGAGAATAGAGTAACTGAATATGAGGTTGCTGGTTTAACAGGTAAGTGGGATGATGTCTACGCTGCGTAATAATAACAGGCAGGGAAATTAATGAGTAGTACTAGAAAAGAAATCTTATGTGACGGATGTGATGCAGTCTTTAGATTAGCCCACAACATGGACGAATGGAGTTATGCTATAACCTATTGTCCATTTTGTTCTGAACCATTAGAAACAGAGAATGAAGATGCTCTGTTCGATGAGGAAGAGGACGAAGATTACTAGATGTCACAATGGACGTTTGACGGAACCCTTGTTGAAGAACTACCAGAAGATTGTGAGGGCTTTGTATATCTGATAACTAATCTTACTAACGGACAAAAGTACGTTGGAAAGAAACTAGCACGTTTCAAGGTTACAAAGCCCCCACTAAAAGGAAGGAAGAACAAAAGACGTTCAACTAAAGAAAGTGATTGGAGAACCTATTTTGGTTCTTCAGATCATTTGAACGCTGATGTCAAGGAACTTGGAGAAGACAAGTTCGCCAGAGAAATCCTATACTATTGTCAAAGTAGAGGTATGTTAAGTTATCTAGAAGCTAAAGAACAATTCGATAGGAAAGTCCTATTGACAGATGAGTATTATAATGGTATAATAAACGTCAGAGTAGGAAGTTCTAAGGTTTTAAAAGAAGAGTATGCAGATAAGTTCTAGCGAACATGCAAAAATATCATTACTTTTTGTAACATATGACAGTACTATTGACATAAATATATGCGAACGACCCCCCAAAGGAGATTCAAAAATGACCATTAACATGGACAGAGTGAGCATGCTCGCTAATAATTAACTAGGGATGCTATGCGTCCCTTCATCATTTTAAGAGGAAAAATAAAATGACAAAATGGATGCTGGATTTGTTCAAACCAAAACCACAGAAGAATGATATTGTACGTTTCATACGGACAGAATATCCAAACGAAGTAAGGCACTTACATGATATTGATGTACTTGCATACTACGAAAACATAATGACTAAAAGGAGAACCTAAAAATGTCAGTCGGTTTATTTTTAAACCAAAGTTACAAACACACATGTACTGTTTGTGATTGGATAAGTAAAGCATGTACAGCGGTATTAATTACAAGTATCGCTATAACAGAAGCATCAGGAAGAGCGAGGGCTGCATCAGAACTATCCAGAATGGGATATCATGCAGAAGCGAAAAGGTTGATGTTGGAGGATAGATTATGAGTCAGTTGATAATGAAACTAAGAGAGAACGAGAAGGTATGTAAATATTGTGATATTGCAGAAGGAATCTTCTTGGCGGTATTTCCTTTGTTACTACCAATATTGATAGTAGTTGCGACAGCAAATCAATGGTAGTATAACTTTTTTAAATTAATTTTAAAATAAATGATAAGTCCTTGTTTTTACAGGGACTTTTTTTTGACTTTTTTTCAGAAAAGACTTGACAAATGTTATGATAACATGTATACTGTATAGGTAAGATAAAGAAAAGGAAATAATCATGGAAACAATTTTTATTAGTGCGAACAACGGTGGACTTGAGATTTACAAGGGTGCTGGAAACTTGATTGCTGGAAACATCCAGACTGCAAAGACTTTCAAATATGTGATGGAGACTCATAATATCGACCCTGATTATGTAGACATGTATTACACAAGTAGTATGGACTTTGCAGATGAAGTAGGATTTGAACACTATGGTGACGCAAAGAGACTTGCTGAAGAGGGCCTTGAGTTGATTGAAAGAACTCGTACTTATAACAAATAGTTATATGCATATACCAAAAAAGTATAAAAAAAGTGAAATTAACTCTTGACTTTTGTTCCGATAACAAGTATAATGGTTACATAAGATAGAGAAAAGGGAAAAATTATGATGAAATCTAAGATGGTAGTTCAAGAAGTTCAAGAAGTAATAGAGTTTGCCGAGTATGTAAAGACTTTCTATGGTGAAGGTGGTGTGTATCCTATTGGTGCAACAACCGAAATGATTGCGAAATCTACCCAGATGTACTTTGATTCTCTTACTGAGGAAGTGACTTGGGGTGGTGGAGACAGCATCGACAGGGAACGTGTTCGTGATATTATGATTGAAGAATTTAAATTGGAGTGGAAATAATGGGATTATTAGTTAGTGTTTATAAGAGTGGTGGTACTGATTGTACCAATGGTGGAATTACCTCTACTGATATCAAAGGTTTATGTGTAAAAAATATTGATGGGCCTTTCACGCCCTCTGAAAATTACCCTGCCGCTTTCTTGGTAGTTCGTCATTTTGGGTTCGGTTCTGCATTGTCGATTGTTCCAGAAGAAAACTTCAAGGGACAGCATATGTTTGGTGGAAACTACGCCTCAACTTCAGACAGTCGCTTCGGTGAGGCTGCTCGTGAGATGTTAGATGGTGAACAGTACTGGATAGGTGCTGTCCCAATCCATGATAGGGCTGAATAAAAATGAAAAAAGTTGAGAAAAGTTCTTGACTTTGTTGTGAAAACAACGTATAATGTATGTATAAATTGAGAAAAGGAAAAGATTATGGAACAAGCACTTACTGATTATATCACACAACGCAATGCAGAAACCCAAGCGTGGTTAGATGCTGGTGAAGGCCGTATCGCTGGATTCATTCCAACCGACCCTGCTTTCTTTGAAAGTAATGGGTGGACAACTCTTGTGCAATACAAGCGTGCTATGTTAGAAGAAGATGCGTACTATATGTGTGCTGATGCATACTCTAAGAGTTATGCTCGGGCAATGTCTTTCCAATTCAAAACAAATGCAGAGTTAGAATCTTTGTGTGATTCGTATGGTGATGTCATTGAGTCAAACATAAAGGAAGAGGCTGAGTGGGCTCAGAAGTGTGTGGATACATTCCAAGCAATTCTTACGGATGCCATCAACACTGGCGCTCGTGATGAAGAGACTGCTCTACGTTGGTTAACTGAAGAAGAAGATTTCTACGGCCTCCAAGATGTAGAATCCTTTGTGTATGGATATGGTATCCTGTTCACCAAATATGGTAAGGAACTTGTGAAGAAGTTGCAGTCAATTGTTAAATATGTAGAGGTGGCTTAATATGGTAAATGAATTACATGACTTAAATCTATTAGAAGGAATCTTGGATAAGGTTCAAGGTGCATTTTTAAAGACACCGACCTCTAAGGAACAACGATTTGCTATAAGTCAACTACAGGGAATGGTTGCTGAGAAACGTAAAATCATTGCTGACTTTGAAAAGGAGTTTGAGAATGACGATGCCGAATGAAAGAAGGAATGCTGTTAACTATACTAGGCAATTTCTATTTGACTTAATGGATCCCAAGAAAACACCACGAGTGCCAAGTGCTATTCGTAAAGAAGCATATCGTTGCCTAAAGCATTACCCTGGCGAATATCATATGGAAGAGGCGGAAAAACAAGCCCCTAAAATATTTGGAGAATGGAATAGTGGATTATAATCCCGACAACTGGGTAATATTAAAGATCAAAGAAGGCAAAGGTACATTCCCCTTCTACAAAGTTCTAGCAGGATGGAGTGGTGGTTACTTAGGTGGTGACAGTTGGCGAATGAACAGCGGTGTTACCCAAGTTAAAGAAGATGGTGACTACTATGAATTCTATGGCGAAAGTGGTTCTTGTTATAGATGCCACAAAGAAGTTTATGGTTTGCGTATGAATAACGCAGGCGTCTATAATCAGTTAAGAGAACAACAGCAATTCGAAGGGCAAGTACAAATGATGCCCGAAGATACTGATTGGATGAAGTTAGTATGATTAGTTATAGCACAAACATGATGGGCCCTTGGCATACGAGTTGGTATACTGAAAGAGGACTTACTCACAAAGCAACTCGCATAGTGACTACTGACATCATCAAAGGATACTCTGAAGGTGACACAATAGAATATGATGAAATAACCACACATTATGCTGGTGGTAGAATAGATATTCGTGGCGTTCCAGATGAACCATATGGTCTCGAATATGGTCTAGCGGTGATGCACGGCGAGGATTGGAACGCATTAAGTGAATGGTTATATGGCTTTGAGTCTAAAGAGCTTGTATCAAAAGACTCTCTCATAGAACAATTTGAAAATGATTATGGTAAAAAGATAAGGTGGTGGAAGAACTAAT